GGCGCTCAGTTTGCGTTTATTATTTATGTCAAATTACCTAGTTAAACACCAGGGTTGACATTTATATTCCGAAAGCATCTATATAATATTTGCTGATACAACAGACAAAGGACTTATAAAGTCCCGGTTTTAGTATTCAGGAAGATAAACTCCATCAATGAGCAGTCCTCCATAATAATGAAGGAAAGGGGAAACAGCAAAATCAGGTCTGTAATATATATTACGTTCCAGATTCATCACTTCCCGAGCTGCATCATAACCATGTTCTATATATACTGGAAGTGCAAAAGGTATTAAGCCATCCCCGTTAGACAACGAGGGTGACACATGCCACGACATAAACAGTATAAATATAATAAGGGTTAATAACATAGCCACTCATATGAGGAGCTTTGATTTTGGGCTGCTAGCGCTATCAAGAGGAGATACTGATAATTCAGGATTTATTCAAATGAGAGGCTGCAACGCAAAAGCGAATAACATCATATACTTAATACTCTGGTTATAAGTACTAAGCCACGCCTTCAGTCTCCGAATAAAAAGAGGAGCTAAATCAGGCTTAATGACGAGCCGACTCGGGTTATCATATACTATTAACGCGAGAGATCTATTTCTAGTCTCAGGAATCTTTCGTATATAATAATCCCAAAGTCAGTCAGGTCATAAAAGTCGATCTGGCTTAACCCTATTAAACGGATAAGAAGATGTGAAATAATCAGTTAACCGCACTTTACGTACAAACCTAACAATTCGAGGAACCTTAGATGGTAAAAGATTGTCAATCATCCAACGAGGAGAGTTATCCAACTTAAGCTCAGTCCACACAGTAGAGGAAGGAAAACCTTTCCCTACTATATGATTCTGAACTGATAGTCAAATAGCAACCTCCTGCTGAAACGTCTGACGCTCAACTTTATCATCCTTATCTTCATCTTCTCTTCGTATCTTAAAAGAAGAAAAGTCAGGGCAAGAATTGATCTCATCCAACTGTGCTCTCAAAGTCAATAATACAGCATCAAATCCCTTCTCATAATCCATCCACATATACTCTCTACTACTAGAGAGCATAAATGCAGATATCTCATGAAGCCGTTCATCTCACTTTATTATATCCTTATCAAGAAGCAAATGAGTCATTTCCTGATATAACCCCTCACCTCTCTCACTTTTAAGAACGCTAGTTAGTTCACGCCGTTTCCGCTTAATCAGAGATATTATAACCCTACGATACAAGTCTCAAATGAATAATTGTAAATTAAACATCTGGGATTGATCAAGGGTATAATGTCTAATTCAGGAAACCGACGTGAATCAGCGAAGAGGATCATATCTGCTCCGGAGAGCATACAACACCCCAGATCGTAAGATCGGAGGCATTGTAAGAATTCGAGTAGATTGATACGAACCTTTTCGCCGATAACCTGCTAATAGGTAAGATAATAATACCGAATCTCTAAAACCTCACTTCTTCTGAAAAGTATTCAATGACCGAAGGTTTTCACCTTGGGCATTGATCTCTTTAAAAGAAAGAGGAGATAGATCTTCGTTCTTAAAATAAAACCGTTTAGCAAATTCCAAACTATGCGAAGAAACTAGAGATTTACTCAAGTTACACTCCACACCTAGCAAATCCATCACCTTCCTGTATTCTCTCGCCACTTTCTCATTACAAATAACAACATCGTCACCCAAGACAGCATAATCTTTGAAGAAGCTACGCCAACCTAATCGTCACCAACATAATTGAATTATGTAATGATGAGTCATAGCTAGCATAGCCCAAGAAGATAACGCTCCCATTGGCTGACCGACCTTGTATCGTAAGAGTAGTGACTTCCCCTTGGTAGGAGATCCTTTGAACCAGTAAAAACGGTCAACAAGGAGCTCCTTCCAACCACGAGCCAACGCATACCCAAGTAGCGGCTGCAATAGAT